GGATGGGAGTGCGATTGACATCATGGCGTCGCTCATCAGTCAGACCATCTATTACGAGGGTGTTGTCCAGCGACCCATGTTGCCCCCCGCCTATTCGGAAAAGGCGTGTTCCTTGCTTCCTGGAAAAGAATCGCATGGCGTCTCCTTTTCTTTTCTCTGGACGGGTTCGTGCATCCTAGAGGGTGCCTGGTTTGAATCGGTCTTTCATGTGGACGAATCCTACACCTATGATACGTTTCAGGGCTCCACCACCCCGTATCCTGCGCTCATTGCAGACATCGCCTCGTATCTGGCAAAAGAGAGACTGTGCGATGCGCATCAGTGGATTGAACAGTTGATGATTCTCTATAACAAAGAGGCGGGGCGGATTCTAAAACAAAGAGGAGAGGGCATCCTTCGGACGCATTCCGCTCCTGATGAAGAGCGTCTTGCCGCCTACAAGGCGCATGTTCCTGATGTGATGGCGCTCGCCTACTCCTCTGCTGCGTATGTCTTGGCGGAAGAGACCCATACCCACCATTATGGACTAGATACGGATGCCTATGCTCATGCCTCCAGTCCTATCCGTCGCTATGCGGACCTTGTCAATCAACGAGTCCTGAAGCAATGGATCCGTGCCTCTGAGGAGACCTATATTGTTCCTGTGACGATGTATGACTTGAATCGTAGAGGAAAAGAGATCAAGCAGTTCGAGCGAGACATGGCCTTTTTAGTGGCACTCGAGACGGGCGAGACCGTGTTTTCAGCGATTCTCATGGAGACGCAGCCTGTGGGGGATCGCGTCAAGGTGCGCTTCTATGTGCCCTCTTGGAAACGGATGATCTCGTCGACCTATCGCCCTTCTACTCCTGGCCGTGTATGGTCTCGTGATGAAACAGAGGAGATTGACATGTCCCTCTACCGCCATGTGATGATTCGATGCTCTTTTTTGATGGCCCAGCGAAATTGGAAAGAGCGCGTCGTCCTAGAGATCCTCTAAGACGCCTTCTGATGCCTTTTATTGTTATTGTCCCCCTTATTGGAAGAGAGAAACGACGCACATAGGATGATCCATTCGATCGTGTGAATCATCCTATGTAGACTCTTCTTGTCTAAAAATTGACGACGTGCGCCCTTTTTAGAAAAGGCAGTACGATATTGGAAACTACGTAAATAACAGTTTCTACTTCCAAGACAGAATGCCAGCCGGTTTCCAACAAGCGACCTCGGACATCGAATCCATTGTAGGCGTGCAATTCAGCATTCTGTCTCCTGAGGAAATTGAGCGCAGCTCTGTGGTGGAGATCGTCACGGCAACGCTCCATGAAGGAAATGAACCCAAGATTGGGGGTTTATTTGATCCACGAATGGGCGTTCTGGAGAATGGAAAGACATGCCGCACGTGTGGTCAGACGAATCATGGATGTCCCGGGCATTTCGGACATTACCGTCTGACCCGCCCTGTCTATTACATCCAGTTTCATGCGATGATCATGAATGTGCTCAAGTGTATCTGTATTCGATGCTCCAAGCTCCGTCTGGACAAGGATCTCCACAAGGATCTCCTCCATCGCAAAGGAGAGGCGCGTTGGAAAGAGGTGCTGGCCCTGTCCTCCAACATCAAGCGGTGCGGACAGGAGTGCGAGGACGGTTGTGGTGCGCCGCAGCCCGACAAGTTCACACGAGAGGGCATTGCGCGCATCGTGGCGCACTATCAAGAAATGAAACCATCTCAACTTCAACCGCTGGAGGTGGAATATGTTCATCGCTTGTTTCGTCGTATCAGTGATGAAGATGTGGACTTCATGGGCCTGAGTCGCTTCTGGTGCCGTCCCGATTGGATGATCTGCACCGTGCTGCGCATTCCTCCTCCGCAAGTCCGCCCGTCGGTCGTTCAAGACAACAACCAGCGCTCGGAGGATGATCTGACGCACAAGCTCTTTGATATCATCAAAAATGACAAAACCCTCCAAGACAAGATTGAGAAAAACCTGGGAAAACACATGATTGACGAAATGACGAATGTCGTTCAGTATCACGTGGCGACCCTGGTGGACAATGACATCCCTGGCGTGGCTCCGTCGGCACAGCGCAGTGGTCGCCCCCTCAAGTCCATCCAACAGCGCCTCGGTGGCAAGGAGGGCCGCATTCGCTACAACATCCAAGGCAAGCGCGTGGAGTTTTCGGCGCGTTCTGTCATCACGCCTGATCCCAACCTGAGTGTGGCGGAGATCGGTGTTCCGATGGAGATCGCGATGAACTTGACCATTCCTGAGGCGGTGACGGCCTTCAATGTGGACAAGCTCTACAAGCTCATTCAGAATGGCACCGAGACGTGGCCTGGTGCCAAAACCATTGTGCGAAAGGACGGACGGATGATCTCTCTGAAGCACGTGAATACGAAGGAGATCGTGTTGTATGAGGGAGATGTGGTGAACCGGCATTTGCTGGACAATGACATCGGCCTCTTCAATCGTCAACCGACGCTTCACAAGATGTCCATGATGGGACACAGAATTAAGGTTCTGCCGTATAAGACGTTTCGAATGAACGTTTTATGCACACGTCCGTACAACGCCGACAAAAAATTGAAAAAATGGCATTATAAGGCTTAAAACACCGTCATCATCTATAACTAGAGAAGATGTCGGGTGTCATTTATCAGATTATTAATCAGTCAACCCAGCTGGCCTATATTGGCCAAGCTACACAATACAAACACAAAAAAGGCAAACCATATCACTATGGAGCATCGGGTCGCTGGAACGACCATGTCGCAAGCTCCAAGTCTCGCAAGACTCCCTTGTGTCACGCCATACAGCTGTATGGTCGCGATGACTTCACAGTAGAAGTCCTGGAAGAGGGACTCCTCGATACCCTTGATGAAAGAGAAGCATACTACATCTCCACACGCAACACCACGTATCCGAATGGATACAATGTAGCATCCCATTCACGAAACCGCCATCGAGAGACATCCAATCTGCATGTCTTCTACGAAGGTAAAGTGAGGTCTGCCATGATCGCTCCTATTCGTAAGAATGGAGAGCTGAAACTGGTCTACGTCTACCTTACGATGAATGATGATACACAAGAACGGTTAGTGTTTGGACAAAAAGAAGAGAATACGTATGAGGATACCATTCAAGAAGCGACAGACTTTCTTGAGCGACTACAGTGTCCCTATACGACATCCACTACGAGCAGTGATGTCCTCTCTGAGAAGTATGCGTCCAAACTGGCGGAGTTTGAGGGTAAAGAAATCACCTCTGTTCGTATCACGAGTGCTTCTAATTTGATTGCGGTCTATATTGGAACGAGTGAGATGAAATTGAGCAAGGAACACAAACGGATCTGCTTCGGAGGAAAGACCGTTTCAAAAGAGGATGCCTATGAGATTGCTAAACAATTCGTGACTGAATTAAAAATATCTGAAAATGTGCTACATGATTCCATTCATTGTCGGCAACAGGTGACTGCTTGATAGGGTGTTATACCACCTATCAGGGAAAACAGTGTAAGTATAACGATGGGCTATCATTCGCCATGATAGTCTGTGATATAATCATCTAGTATAACATCACGCTGGATGTTGATGCGAGACCCTCAAATTCAGGGAATCCCCTAAAGCTAATTGCTACGAACCACCTTCTGAAAAGAGGGTGGGGCCGCGGATAACGACCGCAATGGAGAACGTAACAACGCAATTAGATGTGAGCTCATGGCGATGAGTAAACAATGGGCAATCCTGAGCCAAGTGCTAAAGTATCAATAACATGATACTATGCATGCAGTGCAACGAGTAGATGTGGGTCGGTCTTTGACCGCGGGAAATCCGCGGTGGAAGGCTTAAGGTGTATTCTAGTCCCTTTCCGAAAGGTAGGGTAATAACGTTTGATGGCGACGAAATGAATTTTCACATACCCCAGAGTGCCGAGGCGACGGTAGAGCTGGAAGAGATTGCGGCCGTGCCGCATCATATTATTACACCGCGTCATGCGAAGCCCATGATCGGTATTTATCAGGATACGCTTGTCGGATCCTACCGCTTGACGCAACCAGGCATTGAATTTACGCGCCGCGAGTTCATGAACCTGATGATGTGGAACAAGCGCTTTGACGGGATGATGCCGACGCCCCGCGGCCCACTTGCGGACCGACCGCGTTGGACGGGTCAGCAGGTGCTCGGTGCGCTCCTCCCTCCCATCAACCTGGAGATGGGAAACAAATCCTATGACAGCGAAAAGGACAACTCCACCTCCCACAACTATGTCAAGATCGTTCAAGGTGACATCACGCAGGGTGTGGTCGATGGCGACATTTACATGAAACCATCCAAGGGCATCATCCACGTCGCCTACAATGATTGTGGTTCGAAAGACACCGTTGCGCTTCTGGATGCGCTCCAGAACACGGTGGAGAACTTCCTTGTGCTCAATGGATTCAGTGTGGGCATCAGTGATCTCATTGCGGATGAAGACACGAAGAAGTTGATCGACACCAAGATTCAAGAGAAGAAGAAGCAAGTGGAGCAGGTGATCCTTCAGGTTCACTTGGATCTGTTTGACAACAACACGGGAAAGACCAACCAGCAGGAGTTTGAAGACCAGATTTTCGGCATTCTGAATCAGGCGACCTCGGATGCGGGATCCACGGGCCAGCAGTCGCTGTCTGCCGAAAACCGTCTACTGGCCATGGTCCGATCGGGATCAAAGGGTGAGCCGCTGAACGTGGCGCAGATGATGGCGTGTCTCGGTCAGACCGCCATTGAGGGAAAGCGTGTCCCGTATGGATTTACGGATCGCACCTTGCCTCACTACAAGAAATATGATGACAGTTCGGAGGCACGCGGCTTCATTGAGTCGTCCTTCATTCGGGGTCTGACTCCCCAACAATTCTTCTTTCACGCCATGTCAGGACGTGAGGGTTTGATTGATACAGCCGTGAAATCTGTGACGGCGGATACCGAGATCATTATCCAAGAGGACGGTATGACCAAATGGACCACCATCGGATCGTGGATTGATGCACATCTCGCAGCGGCCGATCCTGCCGACGTGGAACACCATGAGCAGGCGAACATGGAGCTACTGAATCTGACGAAT